TTGTATATCAGCAGTTGTCGCTGAACGAACTGCTGCATACAGACGATCCAACATAAGCTGACGCCCTGATTTTGGTAGAGGCATCAGCCATCGCTCCAGCAAGCGTTTGGTGGAACGTTATCTCATTATTCTCTGTTAGCACAATCCATGTGCCATCATTGCGAAAGATTTTAAGTTTCAAGCTTGTTGCGATAGTTGTTTGATCCAGGCAAAATCTTCCATTGGTGAAGCGGTAATAACACTTACGTCAACCCCGCACGAAAGAGCAGCAGAGACCTGAGCTTGAAAGTAATTGGGGTCACTTTCGTAAGTTACTTGCTCTACAGATAGAGGTTTGTGGTCCTCGTCATAAGCGGTGAATCGAGCGATAGCTAATGGGAAGTGATCGTCATCGTCATCAACCTGGCAGTAGTACAGATTAATTTTTTGCTGCACGAAGACTAGCTCCTGAGAACTCTGTAAAAACTGATGCCACAAGGCTTTCAGCTTGATGACGCCCCAGCAAATTACCGCAACGCTTGCGAATCCTAACGACAGCTCTGTTGTAGTCATCGGGCGTAATGTTGAAGCTTGTTTGTGAATTAGTAAGAAGGTCGCGAATCAATTCTGATCGCTTGATGCCAGCACTTTCTGCTTGATCAGAAAGACGTTTGGCGATGTCCTCTGGGAGGTAGGTTTCGACTCTTTTCATTCCGTGATTTTACGGGTTTCTTTTTGGATTTCTTGGATTTGTTGGACGATTTAACCCTTGGTTTGGAGCGTACCGAAGCAACAGTTTCAAGGTAGCCCGGAGGTTCGGGAACACCAGCCTTGCTAAGGATTTCGCTCCAATTCATTAAAAGGCTTCTCGCGCGTATAGATGCCGTAAGTGTCCCAACCGTTCCAAAAGCCAGTGATAGCAATGAAAGAGGGTTGGGACAAGGGGTTGGGACAGCTAGATGTGTCCCAGGTCTTCCGCTCCAATATCAATCTCAACAGAACCCTCTAAAAGGGTGGGACAAGTAAGCGATGTCTCAGGCTGTTGTCCCAGGGTAGAACCCGCTCCAGCACAAGAAAGTCCTATTGGTTGGGACACTTCTTTTATCTCTCCACGCGCAAGAACAGCCTGATAACTCTTGGTTTGAGAGTTTGCTGGGACGGAAGAGACTACGAGCCCTTTCTTTTCAAGCCTTTGGAGCGTTTTGCGAATAGCGTCATTTGAGCCTTTGATCAAAGAGTCGTAGAAAAGTTCTTCCCTGGTGCGTGTCTCTGGGTGACAGGCACGAAGGCGTTGCAAGACTCGATCAACAACAGAAGCAGGCGAGCTGCCGCTGTTTGCCCCTGTTGGAACGAAATCTCTGATGCTGAAGGAAAGATCTTCCTCCATACGCATTTCAAGCTGAGTGCCTGAGCGCCCTGAGCGAGACTTCTCAACGGTTATGAGGCGGCTATTGGGACCGACAAGGCGCTTCTCCTCATCTGTTGGCTTCTTCAGCGCCCAAGTCTCATCAACAGCGTCACGGATGGCTGTAGTGCCTCTGAAGCCTCCATTCTTGTTTGCGTGATGAATGATCAGAATTGTTGAAGGAGGGAACAGCTCTTTGCCTTCCTTGTTCTTGACGCCATTGTTTCGAGTAAGCCAGTACAGAGGTGAGGCAAAATCTGATTTGTTTTCGTCAAAAGCTTTGCCGCCACTGCAGCCAATTAAAGAATCGATGATCACAAGGGTTGGCTTGACTTCCTGCATCAGTATTTGAAACTGAGCATAATTTTGCAACTGCCAGTCAGTCTGAATAATTGTATTTTCATCCATTGGATAATCAATCTCTTCTAACTGCTCTTTGATCTGCATCAATGGCTGGTCTCCATTCAGGATGAGGACTTTGCCTTTTTTGACTGGAACGTGAGCACCCCGGACTTCAAAAGATTCTCCAGTAACAATTTTTTTAGCGATAGCCCAAGCTGACATTGACTTGCCGTCACCACCTGCCCCGTAGACAAGAACGACAGAAGGATGAGGTAAAACATCTGGGATGATGTAATCGCGCTTGTAATCAGTTTCTTTTAATTCAGCTGCTGTCATTTTTTTAGTGTCAAGAATAAAGGCTTGATGATCGACCCACATTTTTTCTAAGACTGAAGCGTCTCTAAAACCGCAACTCAGAGCTAGTTGATGCAATTTGAACTCTCTTTCAGCCGGATTTTTAAGCTGAAAAATTACTTCCATCTCTTCTATACATTTTTGGTAAGTAGTTCTTGAGTCTTTAAACTCTTGAATTACTTTGTCTTCTGCTTTTTTGACAGCCTGGGCCAGGTCGTCTGAGAACCTAAGCCGCTTGGGATCCTCCCTGTCAGCTAAATGAATCAATGTTCCAATGCCTACGCCATTGCCCTTGAAGGTGTTCCAAGTGTCAGCGCAAGGGTTGGAGTCTTCCCACTCAGAGGCGTAATCAGGGTCTTCTGCAGACCATGCTGACCAGAGCATGAAGCCCATTTCGTTAGGCAAAGCAGAATTGATTGCCATACCAACTCTGACCCAGTGATCCCTAGAGCCAGCGCCTTTGCATGGGATAACGCCTAGGCAGTCACGAATGATCTCAAAGATTTCGTCTTGAGTGCGGTCAGTGAAATCAAGGTCTCGTTTATTGATTGTTTTTGGCGATTGCTTCATCTCAGCAAGCAGCCAATCTGGAGCGACAGGAATGCTGGATAGGTCGCCAGAGATCTTGTACTGACCAGGTTCAGAGTTTTTGCTACCGGGATACTCGCCAAAAATCACGCCTTGGCGTTTGGAGTTCCAAAGGATCTCGTAGTCCTGATCGCCTAAGCCTCTGCCTTCAACGCTGCTCCAAAGGTCTTCAGGCACGCGGAAAAGGTATTTGGCTGCGTTGCTCTTGGTTGATGTGATTGTTGGAGCGCCTTCAAGGGAGGAGCCCCAGATCTTGAGAAGTTTTTTTAAGCCAAGGTCAACGTCAAGGATGACGATGCCATTACCGCGAATACCAGTAAAGACGCCTACGGCTTGCAGTTCTGGATTGCGCTGGATGCTAAGGGCAACATCAGCAGCATCAAACTTTCGATCAAAGCTTGCCTCTAAAGGGTTTTTCCCAGTAGCAGGCTTGCCTGAAGCCATTTGTGCCCCTTTGCGGTATATCGGCGCATACACCAATCCAGCTGGAAGTGACTGGACAAAGTCAAGAAGTTTCATGTAGAGTGACAAGTGAACAGATAAACATCTCCGGTCAGCTAGCGGTAGTTGGCCGGATTTTTTTATCTTAGCCCATATTGACAAGGTGCAGCAATGTCTGTAGTTTGTTGGGGCGTCAGGCAACTGACCGAAATTCCAAACAACACATTTTCCCGTGAAAATTTCAGACGATTTTGTTTCAGCTTTTCAATCAGAACCAGAAAATTCTTCTTCTTCAGCAACAGATTATTTTCGACCAAAAAGCGTAGAACCTGGCAAGCCAGCGGTTTTTGCTTTGCTTGAAGAAGACCCATGTGAGTGGTACTTAGTTTGGGGCACACCAGTCGCAGGCGGCAATAACAAGCCTTTTCGCTTTTTGGAAAAGCCAAGCGATGAGGACATCGAGTTAGAGCTTGGCAAAGCTTTTACCCGTGCCTTGAACTATGAGAAGACAGATACCGACAAGATTTACAAATGTTTGACGTTTCCAATTTTTAACTGGGAGTTGGGCGCTGTTCAGGTTTTTGAGATCCCACAGATTTCAATTGCAAAGCAGTTTTACACCTATGGGACTGAAAAAGCTTATAGGAATAAATTGCTTGATTATGATTTCAAGCTTGAAAAAGAAATTACAGGGGGCAAGACTAAGTACAACTTGCGTGTTATCCCTCGTGACGAAGAGGAGCATGACGATCTAGTTATGCAAAAGGAATGGAAGCGTGTCCAAAAAGCAGGTTTTGATTTAAACCGGCTTTTGACTGATGGCAATCCGTTCAGCGAGAATTGATTTCTCTCAGGCGTCAAACGATTGTTTGTGTAAGTCCTGAAAACTCCACCAGTTCCACCAGTTCCACCAGTTCCACCATGCAACAGCCAAACGTAAATCTCTTAAAGAGAAAAGGATTAGGACGCATTCTGCGAAAAGCGGAGCACAAGAACATGTTTGTAGTTGAGGTCAGCTATGACCCCGACAACGAAGAAACAGGCAGGGATTCACTTTGTTTCTTGCACAACAAGACAAAGCAAGCTTGGATGCTTGAAGCTTTGGATGAAGGTGACGTAATTGGCATTGAATTGCCATTGAAGCCAGGTCGTGGCAGCGATCCGCTGACTACACTTTTGCAAAACATGGATCAGCCTGAAGACATTCAGGCAAGAGGCCCTGCCATTGCAATGACAGGAGTTGAGGCCAAGATTGTTTCTGAGCAATTTTTTGCTGACAAGTGCAAAAAGTTATCAGGCAAGTTAAGGGATCCAAGAACAGAGCAGGCTTTTAACAAGTTCCAAGAGGAACGTGGCCTGACAATGTCTGAGACCTTAGAGATCTTGGTGCGAGACAGCCTTATCGCTAAAGGCTTTAGCGCATGATTTGGAGCGGGGGTCTTGCGCCCCCTTTCTTTTCATGTAAAGTAAATTTGGGAAAGAGCGTCTAATGACCGGTACAACGGAACTGCCCGAGACAGTGACAGTGTTTTTAGAGGATGGTTCTGTTGCTGTTACGGTCGGCCATTTAACAGGATGGGTATCGAGCGCCCATTTAGTTGAGCCAAAAGCAAACCAGCTGATGCGTGCATGGTTGGAACAAAAATCAGAAGCTCTATTGAATGAGGACTATGACGGAGCAGCTTGACGCCCAAGACATATTGGCGTCACTGCGTCGATGGCAATTGGAACAAGATAACTCTGGTCCATTCAGGGTTTACAGAGATCAAGAAGGGCAGATATATCACTCTGTCACCCATATTCTGAAGCACACAGCCCCTCAAACACAGAAGGATGCATTGGAACAATGGTCTAAACGACCTGGCAGTTCACTGGAACGTGATCTTGCCTGTAACAGGGGCACTATTGCCCATGAGCATTGCGAGTATGTCCTCAAGACCGCAGCCAAGCTGGCACGTCAAAGCGCCAACAAGAAAGGAGCGTGGAAGGTTTGGGATGATGGTTTGGCACGTCCTCCAAAAGCCATCACCACCTGGGCACTTAAGAAGTCGCAAAAAGGCTCGCCAAAAGTTCCATGGCCCGCCCGTAAGTACGCCAGAGGTTTATCCGACTGGTTGGTGAGTGGGTCAGTAAAAGCCATTCATGCCTCAGAATTTAGTGTGAGCCATTCATCAGGCTTTGCTGGAACGGCAGATGCTCTGCTGGATACAGAGCTAGGTTTAACGATCTGCGACTTCAAGACGAGCGGAAGGGAAACAGACAAGCCCGAGTCTTGGCTGAAAGACCACCAAGACCAACTCGGCGCTTATAGTCTCGCCTTATATGAAAGAGCTGGCATCCGTGTGGGTGGTGGAGCGGTAATTATTGGCAAACCCAATGGGACCATTCAACTGCGGATGCTTAGCGAACTAGAAATGCGTGGATGCGAAGTTAGGTGGCAAGAGCGTATGGACCGATATATGGCGATGTTTTCTGTTGGAGCGGTGGGATGAAGCTTGAGGAAGCGTTAGACCTTTGTTATCGGGGAAAGAAGAATGTGGCGAAAGCAGCCGAAGAAGTCGAAATCTCATTCATAGAGATGAAACGTCTGCTGACTGCTTACATTAAAGAACGACCGATAGACGGCCATTCATGGGAGGAAGAGTTAGAAGTTAGTTGGCCTTATTGTTAATCATCAGGATCAACGCGACCAGTTTTTAGGGCATGAAGGTAAGCCCGTTCTAGTTTTGTTAGCCCTTTACTATGTTTTTGGTGGAGCGCAGCAATTGCCCTAGCTTTAGCTGCTGCTCTCATTTCTTCTGGTCTTTTAGACCAACTAGAAAAGCTAGTCATGACCACTCAACCTCATTAATTAAGGACGATAAAACCTTCAATGATTGAATGCTGGAAAGTTTGCGTTGAGATCTACTCAAGGCAGCGCCAACCATATCAGGGTCACCTAATTTTATGTCGTCTTCCATTTCTTGCCCAATCAGTTTCAAACAAAGCTCTAAACGTTCTGGGATGTAATTTTGCAGATGACTGGAGGCTACAGCTTGTCTTCTGCCGATGATTACAGATAACAATTGATTGATGGCACGGTCAGCTTGTTTGCGTGAAATTAGTTCTTTGGTCATTGGTGGAAGAAATCGTAAGCTGTGGTTGGTGTTGGGTCGTAGTTTACTTCTGCTTCCAGCAATGGAATGATCTCATATTCGAGAAGATCTCGCATGGAATGTGAAAGGTGTTCATTCACCATATGACGTTTCTTTTCACGTTCAATAACAGACTGAAGTTCTTTAAGGATTCTCTCAAGCTTGTCCAATTCATACTCTTGTTGTGGTTGTTGGTACGTCATGAGTGGTTGCGAATAAAAGTTTTACATTTAGCGACTTGATCAGCATCAAGAACTTGATCACGTCCCCATTCGTTAGACAGCATCAAGCCATCACCCTCTTTAATTGAATTGAAGGTGCTGACGTAGTAGCTACTAACCAGGGAACCAGCCCTGGTTTTGAAAAAAATAATCTTTTCAGTTTTGCTGGTGTAACGTCCCAAGGTGGCTATCAAAAGCTCACCGGTTTTAGTGTTGATGTTCATTAGACAAATGTGGTTGGTGATGTGCTTTGTGGTGCGTAGCCGTTCCATTGTTTGGCTTGGTTAATTGCTTTAATTAAGCCACAGGTCATTTTGTCGTCACCAGTGGCCACAGTCACCTCTAAGCGGTGCTGAAGCATCGCAAGGATAGTGTCTGTGTCCATTGGCTCAGAGGCTTCTTCTAGGCTTGGTCCATCGTCACTCAGTTGCATCTCAGCGTGAACCGCTTTGATGTCCTCGTAACTTGTGGCGCGTGAAACTCCATATTTTGCGGAGATCATGGTTGCAATTGTTTGGACCTTGGCATTCCTTTCTAGGAATGATCTGGCGAAGCTATGGCGGGCTTTGATTTCAAGTTGGGTTGACATTGCAAAGTCGGATAAGTCGGATAAGTCGGAAAAGTCGGATAAAATTAATTTGAGCAGCAGTTTGCATCCTCTGGGTAAGACAAGCCAAAATTAAGCCAGTCCCATTCGAGAATCATTTCGCCCGTTTCAGGGGATGGAACGCACCAGCCACCCTCATCTAGTTCCCACCCGGCAGCGACACGTATGTCATAGATACGGTCTTCTTCCGCCATAGCAGCTTCAACCTTGTCTAAGTGGTCGTACCAAGTAGGACAAGTTTCAAGCATGCGAAGATCTTCTCGAGCCCTGTAAAGGGCTGTTGCTGTTGGATCGTTAATCATTTAAGCCCTGGATTCAATTCTTGTGGTGATGGCACTGAGCAGGGGAGAGACTCCCGCCAAAGTTCTTGTGCGATCAACTCATCTAGTGCTTTTTCACGATCGTAATCATCGATTTCACCTGCCTTGAACATCTCTTCGATATCGGCTTCGCTAGGTGGCCATTCCCCTAGCTCGCAAGCCATTAAGTCGTCTGTGTTGTGATTCATTAGTTTGTTTGTGGTGCGGTTGAGTGTGGGCCTGTTGAGTACCAAGAGCAGACCGACCCGGGTATTCCTCGGTCGGCTAACTTTGAATTAAAGTCATCACAATAATCATCTGCCTCATCTTGAGATCCGACAAGGTGGTAAATCACCTGATGCCCTTGTGTCTCCGTATATTGGCAGATGTGAAAGACTTGATCGCGTTGGCTCATAGGCTTGTGGTTGTTGTTGGTACGGAAGACTGATCTTCCTTGTGCCACATTAGGTGATATCTTAGGCTTCTGTCAACAGGCAAAAAAAAAGACCCTCTCGGGTCTCTTGTTCATTGTGGCTTGAAATGTTTGGATCCTGTTCCGTGGACTTCGACAAAGATATCCGCTTTGTCTCCATCGCATAAAGAGCAGGTTTGACACTGTGTCTCAGATGCCTCAACAGTCGCTGGACACTGACGACCTGAGAACCCGTTGCTTCCCTTTGGAACGACGGCAAAGGTCTTCCAGCCATGGCTTGAAGCTTCCAGGTAGTCTCTCAAGCCATCACAAGACGCTTGCAAACTACCTTTGGCCCACTGTGCAAACGGTTCCCGCCATTGGTGCGTATAACCTGTATGGCCTGCTGCGGCACCGTTGACAGCATGGAAGATCACAGGATCGATAATTGCCGGATCCCCATAAGCCCCCCACCTCAGCTTTTTGTGGCTTAGGTAACGCTCGCCATCGGCAACCGTTAAATCCGCTTCATACCCTCCCTTCTTGTAAGTTCTCCACACTGCTAACGGTGCTTGCCCTGGATTGACGTAGCAAGACCGAGACCCACTAGCCTGTTTTCTGTGTCTGCAGTTTCCGCAGATTGACAAGTCTTGCCCTGTTGCAATGGCTGTCACCGGGTCAATGTCAGACCTGAGGATCCAGACCTGGCACATGTTCCCGGTTTTCCTGTTGTTGCTCTCGAGCGTTAAGACAACAGCGAAGGGTTTGCCATCAATCGGTGAGAACCCTTCTTGCAAGATGAATCCCTTGGGTTTTTTCATTGTGGTTAAGTGTGGTTGGTTGGTTGGTGCGGGAGAGTTAAACCCGGCCCATAGCGAAGTCGTCCATGAACTCTGCAAGGTCACTAGCGGGAAGATGACCGGCGAGAGATCTTAGGATCCGATCAGGATCACAGGATTCCTCAACCAATTGTGCAAAGTCATCTCGGATCTCTTGTGACATGAGATTCTGAGACTCGTAAGGCTGATCGAATTGAAATGGCATGGTGTTGGGGCGGTTGGTTGTGTGTGGTTGTGGCACATCGTACCATAAAAAAGACCCGGCAGATGCCGGGTTGTTGTCATCTTCCGTAAACTGTCAACATGCAAAGATCAGCTTGCTGACTATTCTTTGCCATGCATCTTTTCATTGCCTCTTCATTTTGTGCTCCAAAGATGCACGCAATAAATGTTAGACAAAAAAGAAAGGTTGATAGCCCAGTGGTGATGCATAGGGCATCGAAGGTTGACGGGTCAATGGTTCTTGATCTCATAAATAGTTGGTGATGATGTTGGCGCGGTTGCTATAAATCAGTCGATCCGACCTGCAACCATCAAAGGTGCGACCGCTAGATGAGCACCAACGAAACCACCAAAAAATAAACTGACGGCTTGGCTGTTGCTGATGGTCTTAGTTGACTTATCAAAGTTGGTCATTTGGCTGATGCCATAGCCGAGGCAACCGGCAGATACAGCCATGGTCGCGACTGAGAGAGTTAAAAAAAAGTTTCGCATTGCTGGTTACGTGTGGTTGTGGAGTGGTTTTCCTTTGCATTGCTTGAGAGTGCTGGCGATGTGGTGCGTGCCGCAAAACGGCAACGAGGCCAGCGCAAGTTTCGCAAGGGCTGAGAGCGGATAAAGTGTTTTTACTCTCAGTTCTCAAATATTAGTCGATTTGTGCCACATTTGGAAGACCCAAAGCGAAAAGAAATGTTAAGCTTGTGAGTGACAGCTGGCGACTGGCACAGGGGGAGAGGTTGCAGATCCCACGCGCAGAACACTGATACCCACACCCCGAATATATATTGGCCATTTTGTTGATTCTCAATAAAAAGCCCCTTCTTGCGAAGAGGCAAATAAGTGAGCGGGGGGAGGGTGTTGCTAATCCTGTTTCTCTTGAATCTTGATAGTTAGATCAGGAGCCTGAATATTGACGGTTTCAACGGACTCACCAATTACACGTCCAATTGAATCCAACACCTGGCTTGCGGTCTGCAATTGTCCTTTTTTGATGGCTTGATTAAATAGTTTGGTACGCATGTGCTGAAGCCGCGCCAGCATATTTTCGCGATCAGACTTCCAATCTTCATCAACGAGAAGCTTTACTTCAGCCCAATCGCGCCAAGCTGTTGCATCGCTAACTTGTTCGCGCTCGGCGTGTTCATAAACGAGTGCCCTTGCGGATAACCCCTCAAGTTGCCGACGATATAAACGCCGCACACGATCCTCTTTTGCGTTATTGGAGCGGCGTTCGTCTTGAGACATGCTTGATACGACCTTTTCCAAGATCTTAACTGGTAGAAAGGCTTCTAGCCCCTATTGAAGGGGGGCAGGGGTCAAAAATCTGTGTAATGTGGCATTTATGAGTCAAAAAACCGCACCAATAGAGCTTCGCTGGGCTCAAGGCCAAGTATTTTCATGCGAAAAACGCTTCAGAGTCTTAGTAGCAGGTCGTCGTTTCGGCAAATCGTATTTGTCTTGTGTTGAATTGGTGCGTGGAGCGATCAATCGACCTGGGGAGACATTTTTTTATTGTGCTCCGACGTATCGGATGGCAAAAGACATTGCATGGCGAGCATTAAAGAAGCTTGTGCCGAAGGTATGGATTCACAGCAAGAACGAAACTGATTTACGGATCGAGCTAATTAATGGATCCACGATCGAGTTAAAGGGAACGGAGAACGCAATGGCATTGCGGGGGCGCAGTTTGTCTGGGGTGGTATTGGATGAGGCTGCCTTTATGAGTTCGGACGTATGGTTTGAAGTTATCCGGCCTGCTTTAGCGGATAAGGAGGGTTGGGCGTTATTTATTTCAACGCCAGACGGAACAGCTAGTTGGTTTTATGACTTGTGGTGTTATGTCCCGGAGGACGCGACAGGATTATGGGAGAGATGGAGTTATACGACGATTGACGGCGGAAATGTTAGTAAGCATGAAGTTGAGGCAGCTCGCGCCCAGCTTGATACGAGAACATTCCGTCAAGAATTTGAGGCCAGCTTTGAGAACCTTACGGGTCTTGTCGCAATTAGCTTCAGTGATGAGAATATTTCTACAGACGCGAGAGATATAAGTATCCAGCCATTGTTGCTTGGGGTTGACTTTAACGTTGATCCAATGAGTGGTATTTGTGCGGTCAAAGACGGCGATACTTTGTATGTTTTCGACGAGATTATGCTGACTGGCGGTGCAACAACCTGGGATTTTGCCGAGGAAGTTACACGTAGATACGGTGTGGATCGAAGGATTATTGCGTGTCCAGACCCTACGGGTGGGGCCAGAAAGACCTCTGGTATTGGCGTAACGGACCACACGATTTTGCGTCGAAGCGGTTTTACGGTCCAGTCACCCAAAGCGCCATGGAAGATTAGGGACAAGATTACAGCCGTTAATACAGCGTTACTTGATGCTGCTGGGACGCGAAGAACTGTAATTCATCCACGATGTAAGCAGTTAATCAAAGATTTAAGGACGTTGACTTATACACCAAATACGGGGCTACCAAATAAGAATTTAGGAGTGGACCACGCATTTGATGCGTTCGGTTATTTAGTTTTACAACAGTTTAATTTGGCAAAACCGGAGACGATGGGGACTACGTCTTATCGGCTGTACTAAGCGGGTTCTGAGTGTGGCAACATCACTCTGACTTGATCACCAGTGCCAGCCCAAGATATATACGGGCCAATGTCCACTTCTGGCTTTTGAGCGGTGTACCACCTGTAATCACAGCCTGTGCAGTGCCTACGCCGCACAGTTTCATACGGTCCTTCAACTGTTTTTTTAGTCGTAACGACATGCACGCGAAACGATCCGCATTTTGGGCACTTCAAAGTGGTTATTGATTGGCACGAAAGGCTAGAATAGGGCAAAGGCGAGTGCTGTCATGCCCCAAGGCCCTGGAACTTACGGAAACAAAAAAGGCCGTCCTGCCAAAAAGAAAAAGGGATTGTACGCAAACATTGCAGCCAAAAAGAAGCGAATTGCAGCTGGATCTGGCGAGAAGATGAGAAAAGCTGGTGATCCTGGCGCACCGACCGCAAAAGACTTCAAAAAATCTGCTAAAACCGCTAAAAAGCCACCTAAAAAGAAGAAGTAATGGCTGAAAAGAAAAAGCGTAAAAAAGGACCAAACCTTAGTGTGGGCCGGGGTGAAAAACTTCCAGCAAAGAAAGGTGCAGGATTAACTGCAAAAGGCAGGGCTAAATATAATCGAGAAACCGGTTCAAACTTAAAAGCACCTGTTACCGGCAAGCCTAAGACTAAAAAAGAAGCGGCACGCAAGAAATCTTTTTGCGCTCGCAGCAAAAGTTGGACTGGCGAACGGGGCAAAGCTGCTCGAAGAAGATGGGGTTGCAACAACTAATCAATGGTTAAAATAATGACATGACTTACTCCGTTCCAGGGCTCGTTCGGACCCATTTGGTCAGCAGCTCCTATATGGGGAGTGTTGACAGTCCATTTGTCCGAACACGGGCAGTGATTGACCAGATGAAAGGCTGGGAAATCATGAAAGCCGTGGTTTCTGGCACTGAGTATTTACGTGATAATAGCGAAGCATTCTTGCCAATAGAACCACGTGAAGATTATTCCGCGTACTTAGCACGTGTAAATCGTGCTGTTTTTACGCCTTATACCCAACGTTTGATTCGAGCAGCAGCAGGCTTGATTCTGCGTAAGCCAATCAATATTGTTGGCGATCCATATTGGACAGAAGTTTTCAACAAAGACGTTGATGGCTGCGGTTCAGATCTGGATGAGTATGCACGTCGTCTAGTAATTTGTGCGCTGACCTATGGCCATTGCCATACGTTGGTTGACTTTCCCGCTCCAACAGAAGCCCGAAGCCTTGCAGAAGAGCGTGCATTAAACCGTCGTCCATATTGGATTGAGGTTGACCCAACCAAGGTGTATGGCTGGCGTTTGGACCGCGAATCAAATTACGGCAACCTGACGCAAGTGCGTATTGGCGAAAAGGCTGTTGTAGCTGACGGTGAATTTGGAGAAAAGGTCTATGACCAAATCCGTGTCATTGAGCCAGGTCGTTATCGCGTCTATCGGCAAGAAGAGCAGAAGAAAGCGATGCAAGGGAACTTCCCATATCCCTCTTCGTTTGACCAATCAGACGCTACGGCGGAGTTTGAGCTTATTGAGTCTGGGCCGTATTCACTTGATCAAGTCCCCTTGGTCACGATCTACGCGAACAAGACGGACACGATGACAAGTCGTCCACCGTTACTGGATATTGCTCATCTAAACCTTGCTCATTTTCAACGTCAGGCTGACTTGATTCATAGCCTGCATATTGCATCACAGCCGATGCTGGTGCTTGAGGGCTGGGACGATCAGACCAAAGATATGGCGATTAGTGTGAACTATGCGATGGCAACGCAGCCGGGGAACAAGGTTTATTACGTGGAGCCTGCCGCTAGTGCTTTTGAAGCGCAATCTGCGGAGATCCAAGAGTTACAGCAGCAAATGGCGACGTTGGGCATCAGTACGCTTAGCCAGCAAAAATTTGTAGCTGAATCAGCTGACGCACGACGATTAGACCGTATCGACACAAATTCAATGTTGTCGATGGTTTCTATGGACCTGGAGTCAGGTTTGCAAAAGTCTTACAACCTGGCTGCCAATTATTTGGGTATTGAGCCACCTGAAGTGAAGATCAGCCGTGACTTTGATCTTCAACGTCTTATTGGTCAAGACATTACGGCAATGGCTCAGCTATTCCAAGACAATATTATTGATCGCGAAGAGTTCCGCGAGATGTTGGTACAGGGTGAAATTCTGCCTACATCAGCGGAGTCGCAAGATCAGTCAGCAGAGGTACAGTAGGAGCACAACAGCTTCCTACTGTCATGGGACTTCGTTTTGAAGAGATTAATCCTCCTAAAAAAGAGGAATGTCCAATGCCTGCCACAAAAAAAGAAACTAAAAAGGCTAAAAGCAGTAAAGTAGAAGAGTAAATCTACTTTTTCCAATGGAAGAACAAGTCATCCAGGAGACGCCTGTGGCAACTCCTGAACAGCCTGTGGCTGAGACTACGACTTCAACTCCTGCTGTAGACGTTTCTGTTTACGAACAGCAAATTCAAGCATTAAAAATACGTGCCAACGAAGCCGAGGACAAATTCCAAGGCATTAAAGGCAAGCTTGATGATGTCTACAAAAAACAAGACGATCAGCGTAGGAAAACGCTTGAAGACCAAGGTCAATGGAAAGACCTTTGGGAAGAAGCAAACAAAACTGCTCAAGACAAGCAGCAACAAATTGCTGACCTAGAGCGTCAATTGCAAGAGCTTCGAGTTTCAAACGAAAATGCAGCGATGCAAACGTCTGCTTTGTCTGCAATCAGCCAGGCTGGAGCAATTAATGCCCAACAAATGCTGCAATTAGTGCAGAACGGTCTTAAGAAATCTGAAGATGGCAGCGTCAAAGTTCTTGACGGTGGTGTTGAACAAGATTTAGGTGTCTACTTAGCCAAATTAAAAAATCCTGGTTCTGGTTTTGAACATCATTTCAAGCCAAGCACTCAGGCCGGAATGGGGGCTAAGCCATCAACAGGAACTGCTGGGGCTGTAGGCATGGCTAATCCCTACGCAGACGCGACATCGAACTTAACTCAACGTATGATGTTGGAAGAAACTAACCCTGATCTTGCAGCTGTGCTCAAGAGAGAGGCTGGTCAATAGTCCCTGTGGGACACCATGTCAAGTCTGTGACTTGATCCACCGCAAACATTATCCCTAAGTAAGAAATGGCCGCTCCATTTCAGAATTATTCCGGCGGTGTCCTACTTGCGGACATCGTCAAGAGGAATAATCTCAGCACTTATGTGTCTGAGGCCATCAAAGAGCGCAGCTTGTTTATCAAGTCTGGCGCTGTTGTCCGTAACTCACTGCTCGATTCCCGCTCAGGCGGTACTCGCATCCAAGTCCCTGAGTTCAATCCTGTATCCCCAACAGAAGAAATTCTGGACGGAACAGCGACATGGGGCACCGGATCCGGTGGTTACCTGACTCCACAAAAGATTGGAACTGGCACTCAAATTGCAACCATCTGCCATCGCGGTTTCGCGTATGCCGTAGATGACATTGCAGTATTGGCTGCTGGTGAAGATCCAATGCTTCACATCCGCAATCAGCTGGCTGATGCAATCAACAAGCTGAACAGCGCACGCCTGTTCTCACAGCTTGCTGGTTTGTTTGGCACTGCTCTTTCTGCCAACGCACTAGACAAAGGCAAGGCTGCTGCTTCTGGCGCAACTGAAGCCAACTTCCTTAGTGCAACCATGGTTGCTGAAGCACGCTCCAAGCTTGGAGAGCGTGGTGAAGAGTTGGACACTCTGATTGTTCACCCTTCCGTCGCCTACTACCTGTATCAGGTAGGAATGCTGACCTTCTCTACTTCAGCACTAGCCGCTACTGGCGCAGTGACCTGGGGTGGCGGTGGCGTAGGCATTGGCGCTCGCGAAGTTGGTGAGTTCGCAGGGATGAGAGTCGTTACCGACAGTTCAGTGAACACTGTTGCTCCTGGCACTGGTGGTCACCAACGTGAGTTCTACTGCTATCTGATTAAATCAGGCACCATCCTTGAAGGTGTGCAGCAAGAGCTTCGGATTGAGGCTGATCGCAACGTCCTCTCCAAGCAAGACGTGCTTTCTGTGGATTATCACAGCACCTATCACGTGATGGGTACTAAGTGGTCTGACGCTGGTGACAACCCCACCAACGCTCATCTGGCTACCGCTAACAAGTGGGCCGCCACCTATGACATCGATCTGATCCCTATGGTTCAGTTGACTGTCAACTCTCCGCTGGATACCAGCACCATCTGATCTTGATCAGAGCAAAGGCCCTACCATTAGGTGGGGCCACCTTATTATTGTCTTATGGCTGCCACGATCAACGCCACACTCAAAAGTGAGACAGCCAACAGCTTTGTGACGTTGGCGGAGGCAGACGCGTATTTTGAAACCGCCCCAAGCTCAACGCAGTGGGACAACAAACAAGACGACAAGAAAAATCGTGCATTGATTTCAGCTACAGGCTGGATCGACACATTGAATTTCTATGGTGATCGTTGCGATTCAAGCCAAGCCTTAAGTTGGCCCCGCAATAATTATCATGTCGATCGCGTAGAACTGACCTGTTCCGCGATTCCAAACGCAATTAAAAAAGCTACATATCTACTAGCGTTTGAACTGGCTAATGACACGGACGCGATTACAGGGAATACCGGCGATAAGGGGTTATACGAAGAAGTCGAACTCGGAGACCTCAAGGTCAAGTACAACACTGCTAGTCAAGCTACTGGAACTGTCAATAACGTATTCGACGTTTACCCTTGGCTGCAGTCTTATCTTGGTGCTTATTGTCTTGGAGGTTCTGGCTCTTATCAAGTTCGTATGGTGAGGGGTTGAGATGTCACTTGTAGACAGCACTTTTAAGTCAATTCCCAAGGATCTACTGGATGATTGGGGCCAAGACATCACTCTTGTCAAAACGACAACGCCACGCACTTATGATCCAGCAACAGGTGCTGTGACTGGTGCGGACACGTCTGTTGCGTTGAAGGGTTTGATTTCTAATGTTTCAGCAAGAGAAAGCGAAGGTCTTTACCAAACAACTGACATCAAGGTGATTATTGGTGGTGACGAGTTGGGTTCTTACTATCCAACCGAGGCCGACCGTATCCAGTATTCACAAGCTGGTGTGACAAGAGAAGCGAAGATTTTAAATGTGTTGAGTCTTCGGGGCGAAGATCCTTTGCTCCACACGATTGTTGCGAGGCCGCAGTAATGGGAAAACCTTTTAACGAGCTTTTGAAGCTTGGGCAACAACTTGAAAGGCTTGGATCCTCTTTGATTGTGTCTGGCCCTTCAAGAGTTGCAAGAAGAACTATTAAAGAATTGCAGCAAGAAGGACCAAGCTGGACAGGTCGTTTTTCAAATTCATATCAGATTGAAACACCTGATGGCCGTATGTATAAGGGTGATGGCCAGCCTGGAGAGCCAAGACCTATTAACCTTCCTGTCGCTTTATTCTCCGGCCCTCAAAACCTTCGAGCTTCTCTGCCAATTAAAGATCGAGCAGTAACAACAATTTCAAATTTTTCTGAGTATGCAGCTGAAGCAACTGACGTAGTAGAAAGTGTATTTTTTCGTCCAACGGAAGAAGAGCCAACTACAGCACTGGGTCGAAGAAAACTTAGAAGAGGCGATGGCGGTCGCCCCAGAACAGAAAGCAGTTTTGACTCTGAAACAGGAGTAAAGACAGGCACTTCAATGCAACTTCCGTCATATCGCGGAGAGATTGGTGGTGGGCCTCAAGACCGTGAGTCTAGTGCAACAGCTGATCTTGACTGGCTTGCAATGTATGTAGAAGATGGGAGGCTGGACCGCACTGTCAAGCTTGAGATGGATGATTTGTTTACTGAGCTATGAACTACCAAGCAATTCGAGCCGCTATTGAAAGTCCTCTTTTGACGGCTTTTAATAACTTATCGCCAGCGATACCGGTCTTTTTTGACAATATCACCGCTGTCCCAGCAAACACGACCACAGAGTATGTACGAATAAATATTGCTTTTGGCCTGACAACAGAAATTACTATGACTGGCAACGTTGATTACGTGCGGGGAGGCATTGTCATTCGTGTCTACAGCGAAAAAGGTCAAGGCCCTGCAAGAAATCAAACGCTTTTGAATACCGCAGTCACAACGCTTTTAGCATTACCCGCTTCAACGAGGGACGGTTCAGGGGTATATTTGCGCCCCGGCGTCATAAACGGGCCGACTTTGTCAGCAACGGAAGCAAGTCCCCATTTGATGGGACGTATAACAACGTCTTTCGTTGCAGAAGAGCAGGATTAGAATTTTTACTGTTGACACGCTAAGCTGTATGAGTCCGGGTTTCGCCCGTAAGTCCACCATTCTCAGTACCACGAATGGCTACCGTCCTTTCGGGCACCTCTGGCGCCCTTTATTACAAGCCAGCTGGCACATCTGGAACCTTTAAGGCTGCAGATGTCACTATCGGTTCCGATTCCATCAACGTTGGGACGTTCCTCAACTTCAAACCTGGCGATGAGGTTTCTATTGGAACCGGTACAGGAGGCAGCCCAGTGTTGCCTGCTGGTTTAACAGCTACCTGTTTTATAAAAGACTACGTTCCCGGCACAGGGGCGGCAACGTTTTCTGCGTCAGCAGGCGGAACTATCCTTGATCTGACAGATGTCGGAACAGACGGCAGCACTCCTTTTACAATTGCGTTCAAGGATTTTCAAGCAGTTGCAAACGTGCGCTCTTGGAACTTTGAAATAACCCGAGATGAAATCGATGTAACAAGCATCGGCGGCACTTTGGGCCAAAGCGCACCATTCCGAACCTTTATCTCTGGTTTTGCGGATGGCACGGGTTCAGCTGAGGTTTACTTCACTGATGACGACACCGGCATTTCGGCTCGTTTGATTGAAGACGTTACCCAACGCAATCAGGTTGGCGCAACGTTCAAGCTGTATATGGATGCAGTTGTGTCAGGGACTCCTGCCGCAATAAATGATGCAGCTAGCCGTTCCATCCAGATGGAAGCGGTCCTTACTTCTGCAAGTTTCTCAGTAACGCCAGACGATGCTCAGGCGATTTCTATTAACTTCCGTCCAACTGCAGCTCCTACATTCGACTTCGGTAAGAGCTAATAGTCGATTGATGATAAAGAGGCTCCTGACATTGTTAGGGGTCTTTTTAATGCTAGTGTAGTGGCACAATCAGTTTTAACTCATGGCATTACGCGCCATTGATCGTCTTAAAAAAGCCGCAAACCTAGAGGCAACAAAAAGAGTAGTTACTCTTTCAGATAAAACTGAGTTTGAGATGTGGGTTACGCCACTGACGATGGCAGAACGTGAACGCGCTCAAAAACGTGCTGGATCGGATGATGCCAATGCGTTTGCCTTGCAGCTTTTGATTACGAAAGCTAAGGATGAGTTGGGGGAGTCTTTGTTCTTGGCTGGTGAAATTGATGTATTGAAGAACGAAGTAAAGGATAAGGATTTGCAATCCTTGATGCTGGCAATCCTGACTGATGACGAAGAAGAGGCCATCGACCCAAAAGCCTAGAAGCCGAGCTTCAGAAGGACAACTGGCTCATGCTGCAATTTGGTGTCGCCAAAGAGCTTGGCATGAGCTTGTCTGAGGTTCGCACCACAATGACGCAAGAGGAGTTGATTGGTTGGAGCGCCTATTTTGGCGTGA